CGCTGCGGCCTCGGCTGCTTTGCTTGCTCTAAATGACTCTGCGGCCTGTCGGTTAGAGAAAACGTGGCAAGCGCTATCTACAGTTGCAGAGCATGCAAAACCAGGAACATTATCTACAGATTCGCACGGGCCCGTATCACAGCCCGGTCGGATCAAGTCAGGTAACACATAAGTAACTGTGACAGTGAAGCTACACCCGGTCGAATCTGGGATAGTACAGTCATCAAGAGGATCTTTACGCTTTCTACCACCCGCATCGCCAACCCCGCCACCGGAGGACTCTTGTGGGTTGCGAGGCACAAAGAAATCAACTGGTGGAGGAGACTTGCTGTCAAGATCATTCGCAAAATTGCTAAAAGCTTGGGTCTCGAATGGGCGGAATATTGGCTCAATATCCGCAGAGAACTCGGACCCTGTTGCAATTAATTGAGCACAGGGAGATGCTGGGTATGTGTCATCAAGATCCGATGGATTTCTGTCACCATCTGTTGGTAACCTCAAGGCACTTAAGTCAAAACCTTGACGTAGTGGGTGGCCCACAGGTGGGCGGACAACCTTCTTAAGACCATCCCCGTTGTCCTTATAGTCAGGCCCTGGAAACAATCCCACAGCAGGCAGCAAGGCAGGCCATGCCCAAACATAAGGAGAGTTCGTACCTGCTAGTATTGGGGTCCAACACCTGAACTTGATTGTGTTCGAATCAAAGTTCACATTGAGACTCTCAATGACGCACTTGGTTGCCGGGAAGCCGGGGTGCGATACCGTGATACAATCGTACACGTCAAGGTCAAGGTGCTTTATCGGCGTCTCGAACTCGACATACTTCCACGAGTTTGCATCTCGGATCATCCAGAACGTAGCAGACTTCTCAATTGTCTTGAAGGTGTTCTGTGTGAAGTAATCCTTCTCAGTTGTGTTAGTGCCGAAGCGACCAACGTTGTGCTTTAGTGTGAACTTCTCTTCCACATCCTGGTTCGCATAGATCTTGGCTTCAGTAGCTTGCCAACTGATTATATGCTTTGTGAATATGTCTTCTGTGGGGGTTGTGCTAACAGAAAACGATGACCGAAGTATTTCACTCGCGGTTATTGACCTAATGCTAGTAGGTTCCTTGGATAGGTAAGTTAAGTAAACAACGCCTGCACGAATTGTCACAGCACATCGGAACTGGTACGCGATCTCTTTGATCAGCTCAAAAACGCTCTGACGATCTCGAACAACGAAGCTTGCAGGGTAGTTTGCCAACGAGGCCTCAACAGAACCAAAACTGGCCACATCATATGTGTACTCAGTATAGGTATCAATTAAGTACTTTATAATGTTCACCGGGTTGGGCCCAAAGTTTGACTCAAAAGACACATACACATCATCGTCCCATTTCTCATCGGGGATATCACTAAGCTTGCGGTCGAACTGCAACTCAGCGACTTGGTAGTCACCATAGTTAGTCAGGTTCACTTCGTACTCAGCAGGATCAACCTCTGTTAATATCTTTGAGTCACCGAATGTTCTATAAGCAGCAACTTGTGTCACCACACCGGGTACAAGACTAACAATGTGGGTTATCTTAGAAGAGGACTCCAGGAACACATCCGTTCCAGATGGCAACCAAATGAACCGGCCTGCTTTGAATGTCTCGAAGTACTTCCATGAAGCCCCTGGTCCAACTATAACCTCAGCCACCTCAGTCTTCTCTTTACAACCCGCAACTGTCGTAGGCAATTCAAAGGGTGAAGCTACGCCACGAATCTCATAGCGTTGGCCAATATTTTTGCAAGCTGGGTTTGTGATCTCAAGAGAGTCTGGGTGCGTGACGCCACGGATATTGAAAGTGGTGCCAGACATAACCCCCGTGTACCGCACATCTCCAATCCGCAGTGTGATGACCGTGCCTTGGGGAAACTTCTCACCACCGATGATTTGTACTGAGGTCTTGACATAAGGAGTCTGCTGTGCAATCTCAGTTAAGATCGCGCACACTTGACTCTGTCGGGCTTCGACGCATTCCTGGTAAATTTTACGGGATCTATCTGCAACCTCATTTATCTTGTTTTGGTATTCGTTAATGAGGTTAATCTCAGCTTGGCCCTCCGACACGCAGCCTGGGATTGGTTGAAATGCTGTATTCTGAACATTTGGGTTGGCTACACGCTTCAAACAGAAGAACAGAGCTAACGCTTCGTCAGTGCTGTTACCAAAAGCGAAGCCAACACGTTGGCCCGAGGCCGCGCTGGGTTGGATGTGGACAATACCTTTTCGAGCAGCAGCGTACTTTGCACGAAACGCTTCCAAAGCGGCATCCCTAGCTCTTTCTAGCTCATTGATTTCCTTCTGTGCTTCTGGCGATATAACCGCCGGGCACTGAAGCTTTTGTGCTTGGCATAGTCGCTCTTGCAGTGTAGGGTCAATAGCACCAAGAGGCTCCCCTAGAACTCCTTTGAACAATGGCTTAAGTGGGAGCGTCGCCACATTACAAACATCACCGAAAATAAGGGGCCACTGAAGGCCACGTTGATCCTCAGGTATGTTGGGGAAGTCTCCGTCATCCATGGAGAAACCCGTCTCAGCATCGGCTGTCTTGCTGATGACAGTTATCGTTAGTGTCTTGCTCAGATCATTGTAAACAATAGGTGAGTGGATTACGCCTTCCATCAACAAGGCACGTTCGGAGAAAGGTACGCCTTGGAAACTAAGCGAGAATCGGACCTTACCAAGGCTAATGTCATTAGCGTCAATTAAGGTCTTAAGACTACTATCAGTATCATCCAGAGTCAGATCAATGGCTTGTGAGTCGCTCTGCAAAGTAGCAAGTGCCGTACTATCAAGATTGCCCACTTCAAGAATCTTTGGCAGTATACCGGGCTCCCCATTTAGGACTCGGTCAGCGTAAGCAACCGAGAAGCCTGGGATGAACTCAATTTCAGCAATGATGACAGGCTCGCTTCCATATTGCCTGTTCAACTGACCTGCGATTGACGTGGGGAATACTCTCATATTATTTTCTCTTCGAGTTCAATTGTGGTAGTGTAGACCTCCCCTCCAGGGATACCCTTTGCCCTACCTACTCCTTGGATTTCAAAGGGGTTAAGTGTTAGGAATCCAACCCTTACTACATTGTTGTGGTCAGTCACCTTAACAGGCTGTCCTGCGTAGATCTCTATGAATTCTCTCAACTCGTATGCCTTGTCTCGAGACACAGTAAAGTCATAGCGGAACTTTTTACGTCCACGCTTTGCCTTGGTGTAGGTAAACATTTCTCCGCTAGAAGTCCTCAATACTTGGATCGAGGATGTCAACGCATTGGTGTTACCTTGCCTAGGGCTTGGCAACACGAGACTACTCTGTATCAATGGGTAAGGACCCTGTATAAAGAACATCTTCTAACCAATCGTGAAAGTTGCTGTCTGTGAAAACGCTAGGCTGTGGTTCGCGGGAGGGCCATCATAAGGCGACCCCTCAAACTCAAAGGCAACTGTCCAGTAACCATCCCGGTCCTCAGTTGCAGTCTCTTCAGGGTTGGTGACAATTCCTCGCCACGTAACACCTGTCCAGTCATGAAACAGGACTTCTTGTCCAAGGGTTGCTAACAGAAAAGATTGAAGCGACTCAAACACAGTTGTCTTGATCCCAACAACAGTAAATAGCATGGACTTTGTTGTTGGCCAAACAGTGTCTCTGAATACACTAAGCTCGCCACCTAGAGTCTCGCGATTAACACGATCGAAAGACATACGGTGCTTATCGTCCATCTCAGGTGCCCGTATGAACACAGGTGCTGGCGAGCCATTCACAGATTCAAACGCAACTGGGATGTGATTACTCGCGAGTGGTTGAGTTGGTATACCAACACCCCCACCACTACCTTCGAATCGAGAGTACTTTGTTTTGCTGCACTTACCAGAACCTACTACATAGAAACCAACTGCCTGTTGGAGTATGTTGGTGTGGGAGGTAGATCGACTAAAGCGGGACTCTGACGTCACAGATTGAGTAAACGTCAAGGTATCTAGAACAGTCTTGCCCTGGCTTAGCGTCACTGTTTGTGTGAAGGCTAAACTAGACACCGTTGGAGTAATGTGAGCCCCAACGCTAGACAGGTTGAGGTTGTCAGTAACACCATAATTCTGACCTCGATTTAATGACTCATTAAAATTAAGGTTATCCGTAATAAAGTACCCACCTGACGGGATACCTATTCTAAAATCCGCTGACTGTGTAAGGGTAAGTGCCTCTGATCCAAATTCCCGCCCCTTGACCTTGACTGTGTCAACAAGGTTCAATGTGTGTTGAACCGGGATAGCTTGGGATAAGATAAAGAAGTTTGTATTTTGTGTTAGTGCAAGTGTGCTACTAACAGATCTAGATAACCCGGTCTCAATAACTGCATAAGTGGCGGTATCCACCAGGGCCAGCACCGAGTCTTCGGACTTGCTTACGCCTGAGACTGATGGTGCTACAGTTTTTCGCCTACGTGCTAAGTTAGCAACACCCCGCTGAGAGGCGAGTACTTTAATCTCACCAGCACTAAGTGGTCTGTTGTAGACATTGATGTCATCTTGCATACCCTGTAGGGGTATACCACCAGAGGGTCCATTTATACCAATCTCAAATGGACGTTCGGCAAAAGTAGGCCCTGCGGGAGCGTTGGCACCCCGTATACCATCCAGATAGGTAAAGCCCGTTCCGTTCGTAGGATTCCACACCAGGGCGAAGTGATGCCATTTGTTCAAAGTTATGGTAGGCATAAGTGCCCAACCACCACTGCTACGTCTAAAGCCGATGTAGATCTCGTTAAAGGATGGCCATAGGTAGATATTCAAATATCTATCAACACCATCCTCGCACGTAACGAGTGCTTGATTCGAGGCCGATGAGCTGGTATTAAACCAGCACGACCACGTAAGGGCATCAGTCTTGGCAATCTCCGACATCACTTTGTTGGTTGTGATCTTGTCGTTCACACCATCAAAGAGATAAGCACCTTTGCCCTCGCTCCGAGTGTGGAACACTGAAAGGTCAGCACCAATTATGTCGCCGTGCTTGTCATAGCCTGACAAGTCATAGGCCCTGGTGCCAGTCGCACCAGTGAGACTCGGACAGTATGATAGGATACGTCCAACTGACAGATTTGGGTGCTCATATTCAATTGGACGCATTATAATCCGATCACACTTTAGAGGGACTCAGTAACTGGGCGAATCTTCAGCGTGTTTCCACTGGCTGCTGTGGTCTGGCCTGACCCGTCATTTCGGATAAGGGCCCTAATAGGTCCTGGCGGCATTGGGCATTCGACAACCATACGTTGCGCAGTTGTGACTGCACGTAATGGGAAAACCGCATCAGGAACACTGGTAGGGATAACAGACGAAGTACCATCTTCGAAGTTAGTGCCGTCAATTTCCCGGAGCAACCATACAACCAGCGCACTGTTTGCAGTTGGCGCAGTGCTAAATGTAACAACAAGTTCCAACTCGCACCGGAGAAAGTTGGCTGACGTGATTGTGACTGAGGATGCATGTACTGCGTTAGTATTGTTTGCTAAGCTGTTAAGCTCAGTTGAAAGCAGTGTCTGCGTTGTACCTCGTACTGTGAGGACGTTTGCCATTATGACTCCTTAAAAAGAAAGCCCCGCAGATACAGGGCTGTTGGTCTGGAATTAAGAAACTAAGGGGTAGTTTTCTTAAGGTAACCCCAGTTGTCGGGGTCGGTTTTTTGATTTCGTAGAATGCGTTCTCGTATTGTATCGTTAAGAACGCCATGATCCTCAGCAGCGTCTTTGATGCAAGCATAAACCCAACCATCAACTAGGACGGGCTTAGCCATGCCGGAACTTGCACCTCGGGCGTAAGTGTCAGGTGATCGGTTTAGGTGGCTTGCGCCTATCTTGTCCTTGTGGCCCTGCGTAAACTCCCGGCCTAGCATTGCTTTACGCTTCTTCTTGCATGAGGCCTGGGTGTGTATGCGACCACGGTTTGCATTACCAATCTTGTCCTTAGTCTCCTGAGACAGGACCGCACCTAAGCGTCTCTGTTTACCCAAGGCCGACGCACTCATCTTCTTTATTGTGTCTTTAGAGAACGTGCGGCCTGTTTGCGCAGCACTCATCTTGACCAATGTCTCTGGGGTATGTTTGCGACCCAACCAAACCCGTCGCTTCTTCTCTCGTGTTTGGGGGCTATCCACATACCCTACAGAACCCTCACCACCAAGGGTCAAGTTGTAGCCGTTAGGTTTAACTGAGTTGTGCTTGGATATCTCTTTAATCTCACGAGAGAGAGAGCAGCACTATATGTTTTGTGCTTTGACACCAGGGAGTATTCAAAGTTTACTAAACCATACTTTTGTATGGCCCGCCACAGCAGTAAAGACCCGTTACCACTCTCGTGGTCTCGCTTACGCTTCTTTGGCTGAGTTGAGATACCAACATACGCCTTACCGTTCACCAAGTTGGTGAAACGGTAAACATAGGTTGTCTGATTGTTTGCGGGTCTGGTCATAAACTCAAGTATGCATTAAGAAAACTAGAAGTCAAAGAAAACTTTACAGTTTTCTTATCCCGCCACTGTGTACGTCACCTTGAGTACGTCAGCCGCCAACACCGACGCAGGTGAGGAGAATGCTGCCGTGGACCACAATGTTCCTGCGCTGCCTGATTTCGTAGGGCTGGAAGTGATGAAAATCCCGCGAATTGTTGCGGTAGCGTTAATAGTAAAATCGACCGTCGAGCTATTGGTGATCGCTCGGCTAGCAGCCGTTCCAGCCGTCCACTCGGGTCTGGTTGCCTCAGAGTAACCAGCCGCCTCAGCCCACCCGCTGTGGGACGCCATTGTGTCCGCATTAGCCAGGGCTGTGAACCCGGCGTTATTTATCAAGCCCACGTACCATGCGGTAATCTGAGTGCCACCATTGAAGGTAGTTTCAAGTATATGATTGAGCCCAACATCCACGATGCCATTTGGGAACTCATATTCACCTTTGGTGTTTCCATCTTTGTCCAAGTGGACTACTGTGAACTTCCCACGAAGACCCATTTTATTTTGCATGTAACTGTGCCTTAAAGCGTTGACCAGGAAAAAGGGCACACCAACGATTGATGTGCCCTGTATGAAGAGTCAGAACTATAAGAGGCTAGTGCCTCTACGCAGTTCTCGACGAAGTTGAACAGCGATCTCGCGGGCATCCACACTTGCGGATTTGCCACCACCACCTACATTCACATGAATGTCGCCAACGTTTGTAACGCTGGACTGTCCACGTGATGCAGGCATTTGTCCTGCGTTGAGCGCATTGATTGCACCAAAGAATCTATTTGTCGCTCGGGGGTTGAGTACACTTTCACCAGGGCGAAGCCTTGCAGAGACCGTGTCAACGCCACGTGCAACACCCCCAGAGTTGAAGCTTTGGATCACACCACCGAACGAGTTCGATTGGACAGATTCAACACCCCCACTACCACCAGCGGCAGCCTTTGCCCTTGCGGCTGCTAGAGCAGCATTACGTAGACGATTGTAGGCATCGATCTCAGTCTCTATTGGCCCTGTGTTCGCAGGTAGAGTTATCGAAGCTGACTCCTTTGCAGTCTGTACAACAGGAGCCGTATCCAAGATCTTCTGAAACTGCTCGGCAAGTTTGGCAAACCCGGCCTCCTCAACGGAGAACGCCACCGCATTTGCTCTAGCACCACCTTCAGCAAGTGACTCTGTGATAGAGAGAAACTTTGCCCTCAGGGCCTCTGCATCAAAGTCTGGGTTGGAGAATGCCTCACCCAAAAGCTTTTTTATCTCTGGGATAGAATCTTGTAGCTGTTGTTTGAAGCCAGCGTTGTCGCTAGCCCCTGTTGCGTCGGACAACTGGGACAAACCCGAGTTCTTGAGAGCAAAATTAGTGTCTAAGCCCTTTTGTATAAAAGTCAGTTCTCGTGTGGCGGCATCAATTGCGGCTGTCCGCTCTGCAAAAGCATCTGTAAGCTGTTTGTCAGCCTTTGATATGTTACCCATAGCCTCCAGTTGAGCTGTTGTCCTAGCATCCAAGTCACTTGGGCGTAGGTTACCCTCTCCTGGTAACTTCTGAGCCTTCACGAAGTCTTGCTCATTGAACTTGGCAAATATTGCATCCGCTTCAGCAAGTAGTCTAGCCCCACCGTCCTTCAGCGTTACTTCTATCTCAGCAGTCAGCCCCGTCAACTGTTCTGTTGCAACGGTGCGAAGCTGCCTAGCATTGAGTATCTCAGATAGATCTAGGCCAAGAGAACCAGCAGAGTTTAATCGCTCTAGGGACTCCTTAATCGCGGCCTCACGCTTTGCTAAATCTTCAGCTCGCAAGGGTTGGCCATCGGATCCAAAAGTAGATGCATTCTTTTGAATGTTCTTTACATCGACCGCTGCGGCATCGTTGATTGCTTGCTGCTGCTTTACAGCAGCCTCCGCTGCAACCGTACGCCTATCTTGAGCACGCTTGAGCTGTTCTTCGTTGTTTAGCCTCGCGCGTTGTAGGCCGCCAATAATGCGTTCCGCTTCAGCAACACGCCCTAGGCTTGCAGCGTTTGCTGCTGAAGCCTTGGCTGCATCAAACAATGCCTTGGATCTAGCCAAGCCCTCAGAGTCGCCAGTTCCTACCGCTGAGTTAAATGCGGACTGTGCTTCACGTGCGAGGTCTGCTGCACGTCTCAGGTTTGCTTGTGCTTTACCGGAGTCATTAAGGCCCCGCGTAGATTGCTCAAACTTCAAGTCACGCTGTTCGTCCTTGATACTTTGGATGTTTCCGCGTGTTTGATCAGCTAACGATTTTGATTCACTGACTGCGGACTTAAGCAATGACAGACGTCTATCTAACGCAGAGGTTAACACCTCCAATGACCGCTCAACTGCACCAGTGAATACGGCATCATTTTGGCCGAGAGTTCTGATCCCAGCCCCAGCATCTCTTACTGCTTGCTCTATTGATTCGCGACCAGCACGAATCTCTTCACTGAATTTTGCAAAGCTCCTCGCTGATTGGTCTCCAAAGGCCTTTGAAGCTGCGGTGATTTTCTTTAGGTCAGCATCATTTAAGTCCTTCAGGCTCTTTCTAGTTGCTTCAAGCCGTGCGTTGTTTAGCGAGTTGAGCCCAACAGCAGCAGCCGCAATACCGGCAGCGATCAATCCAATTGGATTGGCTTTTATAAAAACGTTAAGCTTAGCAACAGCCGCTGTTGCAGCTCCAGTTGCCGTCGTGAACCCAACCGTAGCGGCTGTACTAGCGGAGGTGCCAAGTACGTATGTAGCATAAACAGCCGCCGCACTTTGAAGAATGCCAATAAGATTACTGACACTATTGGCCTGTATATTCAGCAGGCCCGTGTTCTCAAGTGTTGCAGCAGTCGCATCAACGTAACCACTTGCGATCTCTGCAAGTGCGTTCTTGATTTGGTTGTAAGCTTTCGACAGCTTCTCACCACTAGTGTTAGTTGCTGTCTCGAAAGCCTTGTTTGCCTTACCTTGACTGTTTGTCACAGCTTCAAGGGTCTTCTCATAGTCAGCAAGGTTGTTCCCTGTCAAAGCAAAGACTAAACCAATGTTACGAACATTAGGGAATAGCTTTCCGAGGGCTTGTTCATTCTGTCCATAAGAATTGCGAAGCTTTTCAAGCAGCCCAACTAGACCAAACTGTTGGATGCCAGCCTTAGCACTAGAGATACCTAAGCCCTCAAAAGCATCCTTCATGGCATCTGATGGTTTGATAAGCCCTGTCAACGTTGCCCGAACTTGTGTGAGTGTTTCGTCAGTGGACAAGCCCTTGACCGACACGGCTGCGATTGCGGCACCAACCTGTTCAAAGCTGACACCGAGTTCAGCGGCAGCGGGTAAAACCCGTCCAAGTGTGTTCCCTAGATCCTGGGCTGTTACCCGACCTTTGTCGATGGTAGCAAACAGAACATCGGATGCGCGGGATGTTTGATCAGCGCCAAGACCATAGGATTTCAACGCAGCAGACAGAGCGTCCACCGAGGCCGATAGTTCGGAATTGGTGGCCTTGGCAAACCTGCCCGCTTCAGCCGCAAAGGTTAGTGTTTCAGAAAATGTTCCAACCTGATTGGACACTGCGTTGTAGAGGCCCTCAGCAACTTGGAGTTGGTCTATGTTTAATGAGTCAGAGAGACTACGTGCACCGGCGGAAATAGCTCCGGTGTCAACAGGAGTGTCGGTGCCGGGGAGGTCAATCCGTTGAGCAATCGTTGCGATCAATGCAAATTGCTTCTGCAAATCCGTCGCCTGTTTCACACTGTCAACAAGCGTCTCCCGAAAGGCATTAAGACCACCGATCGTTAGCTGTGTTTGCACAACTCGCGAGAGTGTTGCGAAGGTTACAATAGCCTTGCTACCAGTTGTGTTGGTTGCAATAAGGACGCCGTTAAGTTTACCAACAGCGGAAGCTGCGCCCTCAGCATTTGCCTTGAATGCGTTCAGACCAGAACCACCTAAGGCATTCAGATTGCCAATACTTTTTGCTATTGAGTCGAGGCGAGTCTCAAACTTAGCTAATGCACCATCAAGCTTGACAAGCTCTTGTAGCGCTTGGCTTGCATTGATTATAAACTGCTGCTCAATTCGTTCAGCCATTAGATACTCACCTTCTTGATTCTGATGTTATCACGGGGGTCGGGGAGAACAAACTCACGCAGTATGACTAAGACGGCACTTTTCGTTTGACCTTGAAAGTCATAGGGCCCAGGATTCTTCAATTGAGAGAATAGCTCGGGCGGCCTATCGGTGTTGGCGTTGTTGTATTCGTTGTAAACAAGGTGGGGTAATGAGGTAAAATATGAGAAGCTAAACACCCCGTTACCAATCTTAAGATCCGCACCTGAATCAGCCTTAGCCTTGGCTTGATTCTTTGCAACCAAGTTTGGTCTGCTTGCGGCTGTGCCCGAGGCCGTTACCACTAAAGGGGCACCAATTAATCTGGCCAAATCTGTAAACGTCGTCTGGGATGCCCCCGTCCAAACTGGGATGATG